TTTCACCTAAACTTATAGTAGTTGTTGATGATGTGTCATCTGCTAATGTAAAACTTGAATTTGTTAAAGATGTGTTAGCAATTGTACCTGTAATTGAACCTGTAACTATTAAATTTCCTTCTACTGTTAATCCTTCATTAATATTAATTGTAGAAGAATCTGAAGATGATAAGGTTGTTCCTACAATTTGAATTGAAGAAGATTGTAAAGCACTTGTTCCATTACCTAAAAGAATTGCATTAGCAGTAAGTGTAGTTGTACCAATACCTCCGTTTGCTACTCCTATAAATTCACCTGTTTGAAATTCTGCTAGTCCAATGGCTGTGGCGCCATCAAAGACTGTTCGTATAGGTGTTTTTACTGACATAATTTCTTTCTAAAAGAAAAACAAGGTACTACCTTGTTCACTTCCTAATGTTGTTCCTGTGCTTAAAGTAAAATTAGCAACAATTTTGTCAGGATCGGCTTTAAAATCTAATTTTGTATTTTCATTTACTATACCACCTGCTGCTGTAAAAAAAGGCACTGCTTGAACTGGAGAACCATCAGCACCGGCCAAAGCAATAGTTTTTGTGACAGCACCAGCGATCAATACGTTTGAATTGAGTGGTAGTGTGGCACCTGTTGCTGAAATTGAAATAGCTCCTGTGCCATCTGAAGAAATTGTAGCACCGCCAATATTTAATGTATTACCTGAAAGGTATAAATCTCGCCATCTTTTAGATGATGAACCTAAATCGATAGTATTATTATTAAGAGGTAAAATACTTTGGGTTATAGCACCTAAATCTATATCAGCAGCATCAGCTGTAAAATTGGCAACAGTGATTATACTACCGCCATTTCTTACGAAAACTTTTTTATCGGTTATATTAACAGCTATTTCGCCATCTTCTAAATCATTTGTCGTAGGAACAGCACTTGCTGTTGTTGTTCTTTTAAGTTTTATTACTGTTGACACTCAAATCTCCAAAATTAACTATTAAAATGTTCCGCCGTCTATTTTCGTAATTGCTACTGAACCTGTAGTTACTGTAAAGTTTGCTGTTGGGAAAAAAGCCACACCAGCATTTGAAGATGTTGCTAATTCTCCTGATATTCTTACAGTGTTACCTATAACAGTTGTATCTATACCTTCGCCAGCTAAAAATTCAATATTACCACCAAGTGCTACTGAACCTTGTGTAGAACTTTCATCTGTAAAGTAAATTACTGAATTTGCTAATTTTTCATTTGTAACGGCACTGTTCTGTATTTTAATAGTTGTAACAGCATCAGTTGCTAATTCATTAGCACCAATACCTGAAGCTTTAACTCTTAAAGAATCAGAAGAAACTTCAATTGTTGTATTATCAACGGCAACATCTAAAGTATTACCAGTTTTTGTTAAAGCATTACCAGCACTGATTTGTCCAGCTCCTGAGAATTGAACAAAAGTAATATCTGTTGTACCTAAAGTAGGTGTGCCATTAAATGTTGTTACGTAACCATTGTCGGCATTATCTGTACCTTCTTCAACAAAGAAAAAAGCACCGCCTGTTAATTCACCTGCTGTGTCAGCATCTGGTCCTCTTGTTAAAACAAAAGCAGCAGCGCCTGAACCTGTAGTAGTTACAACGTAAATACCGTTTTGAACAGCACTTGCTTGATTCTTAATTAAAACTCTATCAGCAACCGAAACTGTAACACCGTCAATAATTAAAGCACCGTTGGCACTAGCAGTTAAAGTGCCAGCTCCATTATTATAAGTAACGGCCGCTAAAGCAGCTGTTGTAGCCACTCTTACTGATTTTTTAACATCTAATCCATTCGCTACACTGTCAACGTATGCTTTTGTAGCAGCGTCTTGGTCGCCTGAAGGATCTGATAGACTTGTAATTCTACTTGAATTTACATCTACTGTACCAGTTCCTTTTGGATCTAAAACTATATTAATATTTGAATCACTACCAGAAGAAGCAATTGTAACGCCATTACCTGTGGCTGAGTTTGAAATTTCTAATTGGTTTACAGCAGAACCAATTGTATTAAATAAAATTAATTCATTACCATTGGCATCAGCAATAAAACCATCATCTACTATTTTAGGAGCAGTAAGTGTTTTGTTACTTAATGTTTCTGTGCCAGCTAATGAAGCGAAATCAGCATCTGATACTGCTGTATTAAATTCAGCAAGAGTACCAGTAATTGTATTTGTATTTAAACTAATTGATTTATTCGTTAGTGTATCAGTAGAAGATTCTGTAACTACTGTGCTATCAATGTCTAAAGTAATTGTGTCGCCTGATATAGATGAAGTAATACCTGTACCACCAGATATTTTTAATGTTTCACCTAAACTAATTGTAGTTGTTGATGAAGTATCATCAGAAATAGTAATTGCCGAATTTGTTAAAGATGAATTACCAATGTTTGATATTGTATTACTAGAACCACTAATTGTTTTATTTGTAAGCGTTTCACTACCAGCTAATGAAGCAAAATCAGCATCAGATACAGCCGTGTTGAACTCAGCAAGTGTACCAGTGATTGTGTTTGTGTTTAAACTAATTGATTTGTTTGTTAAAGTATCTGTTGAAGATTCAGTAACTACTGTGCTGTCAATATCTAATGTAATTGTATCACCAGAAATAGATGAAGTAATACCTGTACCGCCAGCAATTTTAAGTGTGTCTGAACCTAAAGTTATATCAACTGTTGATGAACTGTCATCTGAAATTGTTAAAGTTGTAGAAATATTTTGTGTTGAAGCACTTGTAATTCTACCTTGTTGATCTATAGCAATTACTGGTATAGCTGTAGAAGAACCATATGTACCTGGTGTAACAGCAGTGTCATCTAAATCTATATTAACAGTGTCGCCTGAAATAGTAGCTGTAATGCCTGTATCTCCAGAAATCTTTAATGTTTCTCCTAAACTAATTGTAGTTGTAGAAGATGTATCGTCCGCTAAAGTAATAAATGAATTTGTAAGTGATGTATTACCAATATTTGATATTGTATTGCTAGCACCATCTATTGTTTTATTTGTTAAAGTTTGTGTGCCTGTATTAGAAACTAAAACAGCATCAGCGTTACCTATTGTAGAACCACCTGGTAATGTTAATACGTTTGTAGCACCTTGAGCGTGTGGTTGAGATGCAATTCTTTGTCCATGTGAATTAACGTGGCAGTTTAATTGTATTTGACCAACTATACTTGAATTATCTCCTTGTATTTCTAAAATGTTTGTTGCTGGCTTAAATATAATATTTCCTGAAGCAGAAGTTGTAGTTCCACCAAGTACAGGAGATGTTAAAGTTTTATTTGTTAATGTATCTGTAGAAGATTCTGTTACTACTGTACCATCGACAGCTATAGTAATTTTATCGCCAGAAATAGTTGTATCAATACCTGTGCCACCTTCTATCTTTAATGATTCACCTAAACTAATTGTAGTTGTAGATGAACTATCATCAACTAAAGTAATTGATGAATTATCTAAAGATGAATTAGCAATGTTTGATATTGTATTACTAGAACCACTAATTGTTTTATTCGTTAATGTATCAGTTGTAGCTCTAGCAACTAAAGTATCTGTACCTGTAGGTAATGTTATAGTACCTGAATTAGAGATTGATGAAATTATCGGAGTTGTTAAAGTTTTATTTGTTAACGTGTCTGTTGTTGCTCTGCCAACTAAAGTATCAGTAGAAGTTGGTAAAGTTAATGTACCTGTATTACTGATTGAAGAAATTATTGGTGTTGTTAAAGTTTTATTTGTTAAAGTTTGTGTACCTGTTAAAGTTACTACAGTGTTGTCAATGTCTAAAGTAATTGTAGAACCAGAAGCTGATGAAGTTAATCCTGTTCCACCTGAAATTCTAACTGATTGACTTGTTGGTACAGTGATAACTGTTGAAGAATCATCAACAAAAGTTAAATTTGCACTCACATCAGCAAAACTTAAAACACCAGAACCATCGACTTGTAAAAATTGGCCATTTGTACCGGCAGCAGCAGGTAAAGTAATTGTGTGAGATGTTGTTACATCATTAGGAGCTTTTAATGCTACAAAATTAGAACCGTTATTTGTTCCTTCATTAAATTTAATTGTGCCACCTGTTGAAGCACTATTTCCTATAAAAAGTTCATCTATGGCCTTATTTGAATCTACAATGATAGCAGATGAAGCTGTTAAAGTACCGTGAACGTGATCTGTTAAATTTGTAAAATATTTACCACCAATGACATCTATATTTGCAGCAACGCCATTTGTTTCTGTGCCTGTTCCTATAAAAAGTCTATCGCCACTATTTCCTTGTGTACCGACTCCAAATGTTAAAGCTAATTCACCTTGTGCTAAAGCATTAGGTGCCGTTGTTCCTGAAGAACGTAAAATTTTAATAATAGTTGACATTTTTCTCCCTAAAAGTTACCAGCGTTAAATATAATGGTTCCCGTTGTTGTTTCTAATTCTGTTCTTGCTACAAATTTTTCATCACTTGCTCTGTATTGCAATAGAGCACCATCTTCTATACCTGTTGTAACCACATCTTGTAAAAGTGCCAGTTTCAAAGCACTATTTTGTAAAGTTGAACCTGATGGTAGTTGAACACTTACCTGTTGAGGTAGGCCACCTGTTTTTGGAGTAATTTTTGCTGTAACTCCGCCAGTTGTGTTAATAACTGCTTTTACCATAGGTTTACTTCTAAATTTTACTAATATTTATAATAAAACTATACTGTAAAATAATATAAAAAATTAAATAGTTGCTGATGGATAAACAGTTACTATACCTTCAACCACTCGTGTAACTGTGCTGTCGGAAGTCTTTAATATTTCAACGTCATATACATAACGGCCTTCTTCTAAACCGTTTGTTTGGTCAGCATTTAATGATATTGTAACAACACCTGTGGCTGTATTAACTGATGTTGTAAAGTTTGTTCTTGTATGTGTAGAGGCGTAACCTTTGGCCAGTTTAGCTGTTGCTGTATGGCCAGTAAGATTAAAGATACTGTCATCATCAGCCGTAACTGTTACGTCGGATGAAAATGAAGCACCTTGATCGATTCTAAGGTTAGCTATTGCGGCCATTTTTTACTTCTTAATCTTTGCTATTTCTTCTTTAATTTTGTCGTTATAATAAGAAGTTAATACGTCTATTTTTTCAATTTCGATTGTATGTCTAGTTCTACTTTGTTGTATCTCTTGTCTAGCCATTATTACATTTTTTAAATAAACACTTAGTTCTTCTTCTTTATATACTACACCGTCAATTGTTATGTCTGCCATATTTACTCACTTTCTTTATTATTGAAATTTATATCTGATTACTACTATGCCTGAGCCGCCTACTCCTCCTGGTGTACAATGAGTACCACTCGCCCCACCACCTGCTCCACCACCTGTATTCACTGTACCCGAAGCTCCAGGAGATGATGAATTTGATCCAGCTCCTCCTCCACCTGGACCTCCTGTTCCTCTTGATACATTACAATACGCTAAAACTGCTCCTGTTCCACCACCACCTGCATAGATAGAAGTCGGTGCAGGATTTCCTACAATTAAATTTTCTGATCCTGCTCCTCCTGGACCTCCTAC